TCCGGTGAGCCCACCGGGCCCCTCGCCCGCCCCGTACCCTCCAGGGTCGGGGCTTCACGGGTGCGGGCTGGAGCCCGCTACGGACTACGGAGAGACGATGGACACCCCCGACATCCCGCCCGGCTACCGCCTCGTCTCCGGCCCGCACACCGCAGCGGAAGTCCAGAACGGATGGACCATCACGGCAGACTGGACCGCCACCCGAAGCAGCGACCCGTGGAGCGCCCGGCCCAAGTGCCGGCACATCGCGGGCGTGCTGGCGAGCAAGAGAGGGGCGGGGCTGCACGTCATGTGCGAGTCGGACGACCCGGAGCGGTGCATCTACCGGATTGCGGAGACGGAGGTAGCTGGGGGCGAGGGCAAGACGGACGACCCCAAACACGGGAAGGGGCAGCCGTGAGCGGAACCCCAGCAGGGCGCAACCTCAGCGGCAAGACGCCGGCCGGTGCCTCGCTGCTGGCTGGCGCTGTGCTCCGCATTCGCGCCTTTGACGCCGCCGCTCGTGCCGACCGGGACGGGAACGCTACCAAGGGGCGCCAAATGGGACGGGCTAAGTGCGCGGGATCGTTTGCGGCCGTGGTGACTGCGGCGCGGGGCGGGCGTGGCCATGCGTTGCGAGGTCTGCGCGGGGCGTGCTACGGTCACCGGGATGGCCCTTCCGACGTTCCCGCCCCTGCCGCCACCTGACGAGCGCCCCACGATTGGGCGCCGGGCGTACCTCGTCCGCGCTGCTGGCGGGACCTGGCGGGAGTGTGCCGAGCGGGCCGGGGCAGCCTCCGAGGTCGCGGCACGCGCGACTGCTTGGGGGTGGGCCAACACGCACAGCAAGACGTGGCCTCCCGAGGTCGACGCCGCCGGCAATCCCGCTGCACGTCAGCAAGTAACAGGTGACGCATGACGACCCCGGACGCAACGCCCCCCGCCGCTGAGTGGGTCGCACTCGACGGGCTCGCCCCGTGGGACCGCAACGCTCGGCAGCACAGCGACGACAGCACCCGGAAGCTCGCCGCGGGTATCCGCCGGTTCGGCTTCCTGGTGCCGCTCACCGCGTGGCGGTCGGAGTCGCGCATCGCCGCGGGGCACGGGCGCCGGCTGGCGATGCAGGCGCTGCTCCGTGAGGACCCCAGCTTCGTGCCGCGCAACGCGCCCCCCGGGGTCGGGCCTGACATGGTCCCTGTCATGTTCGAGGAGTTCGCGTCAGAGGCGCAGTTCAAGGCCTACGCGCTCTCGGACAACCGGCAGGCGAAGAACGCCGAGGACGACGACGAGGCGGTCGCCCGTCTGCTCCACGAACTGGACATGGAGGGGATGGACTTCGACGGGATGGGGTTCGGCGACGACGAGGTGTCCACGCTGCTCGAGGACCTCGCATCCGGCGACGGCGAGGGGGCCGGGGACGGTGACGGGTCAGGCGACGACCTCTACACGAAGAAGATCAAGGCGCCCATCTACGAGCCCAAGATGGACCACCCGCCGCCGCTCTCGGATCTGATCGACAGCACCAAGACGGCGGAGCTCCAGGCGCAGATCGACGAGGCCGACATCCCGGCGGACGTCGCGGCGTTCCTTCGCCGGGCGGCCGACCGCCACACGTCGTTCCACTTCCGCAACATCGCCGAGTTCTACTGCCATGCCTCCCCGGAGGTCCAGGACCTGATGGAGCGGTCGGGGCTCGTCATTATCGACTTCGACAAGGCGGTGGAGTACGGATTCGTCCGCATGTCCAAGCGGCTGGCAGAACTGGCAGGGATGGAGCAAGATCATGCCGGTGCCTGACGATTTCTGCATCTTCATCCTGACCCACGGGCGCCCCGACCGGGTCCACACATACCGCACGCTGATGGACTCGGGGTACACCGGCAAGGTGTTCATCGTCATCGACGACGAGGACAAGACCGAGCCGTTGTATCGAGAGAGGTACGGCGACCTGGTGCTCCAGTTTAGCAAGGTGGAGATAGCCAAGACGTTCGACGAGGCCGACAACTTCGACGACAGGCGGACGATCGTGTACGCGCGGAATGCGTGTTTCACGCTCGCGGAGCGCGTCGGCTGTCGCAGGTTCGTGCAGTTTGATGACGACTACATGGCCTTCGAGTTCACTGTAGACCGCCGGTTCGAGTGGGCGACCATCGCGGTGCGGACGACCATGGATGAGGTGGTGGGGGCGCTGCTCGACTTCCACGAGGTCACCCCTGCGCTGACGGTCGCGATGGCACAGGGGGGCGACTTCATCGGGGGATCAGGCAACGTCGACAGGGGCGTGAGCCTCCGGCGGAAGGCCATGAACTCGTTCGTGTGCTCGCTCGACCGCCCTTTCCAGTTCGTCGGGCGAGTGAATGAGGACGTGAACACCTACACGACCCGCAGCCGGCTTGGGGATCTGTTCCTCACGGTGATGCAGCTCAAACTCGTGCAGAAACAGACCCAGAGCAACGCTGGAGGCATGACGGACGTGTACCTGGATGCGGGAACCTACCTAAAAACAGCGTATACCCCGATGTTCTGCCCTTCCGGCGTGTCGATTGGCGAAATGGGCGACCACAGGTCCGATAACTACCGGATCCACCACGCGGTCAACTGGCACCGCATCGCGCCGAAGATCCTGCGGGAGTCGCACAAGCGGGGGCACGGTGGCGAATGAGCGCACCTACCTGCTCTGCTCGCCCCCCGGGGAGGCCCCGGTGTGCGCGCCCCTCGGGTGGCTTGTGACGTTCGAGGCCGATGCGGTCGTCCTGTCTCGAGTCGGGGAGCAGGTAGTGGTTAGCCGCGCTGGTGTTTCGCATCCGGCCGGCGTGGGGCACGCTGTAGAAGCGTTCGCGCGCAGCCTCCACCGACTCCTGAACGGACCCCGCTGATGCCCCGCAAGCCCCGCCGAGAGCAGTACGCCGGCCAGCCCCTCGCCAGGCTCGCCGACGCCATCGACCGCGCCATCACCAAGGGCGCGCTGTCGGGTGACGCGCAGATGCTCGCCGCGCTCCAGCGCGAGGTCCGCGCGGTGTCGCTCGGGGTCTGCGAGCCGCCGCCGCCGCCGCGGGTGTTCCGGGGCAAGAAACAGACGGTGTTCGAGTTGGTGCTCCAGGGGCTCATGCCGCAGGAGATCGTCGAGCGGACCAAGTACAGCCGGGCCACCGTCTACCGCCTGCGCAAGGCCGAGGACTTCCAGACGGCGCTCGACCAGGCGCGGGCCCACCGGGTCGTCGCGTCCCAGGAGGCCGCGGCCGACCTGCTCCCGCTCGCCATCCAGCGCCTCCGGGGCATCCTGCTGGACCCGGCGGCGTCGCATCGTGACGTGCTGTCCGCGTTCCGCGAGGTCGCTGACCGCGCCGGGCTGCCGAAGACCACGCGGGCGGAGGTGGTCGTCGAGGGCGCCGTCGGCGACGAGAAGCGGACCGACGACGAACTGCTCGCGGAGCTCGAGGCGCTGGGTCCGCAGCTTGAGGTGCTCGAGGGCGGAAAAGCCGGGTGAGCGCAGCCAAGCGAGCCCCCGACGAGGCGGACGCAGCGGTCGCCCGTGCTCGCGCGCTGCGTGGCGAGCTCGTGCGGCGAGCCCGAGTCAAGGAGTGCCGACTCCTTCGGGAGCTCTCCCTGCGGCGCCACGTCCGCGGGGCCTTCGCGGCGTTCGTGCGTCTGATGTGGGAAGCGGTCGAGCCGGGGACCCCGCTCGTCTGGACCTGGCACCTGGACGTCCTGTGCTGGGAGCTCCAACAGCAGATGAACGGGAGCGAGGCTCACCGGCGCCTGCTCATCATGATCCCGCCCGGGATGATGAAGTCGCTCCTCACGTCCGTCTTCGCCCCAGCGTGGGAGTGGCTGTTCACGCCCGAGCGGCGCAAGCTGTTCCTGGCCAACGACGACGACCTCGTGGTCCGCGACAGCCGGCGCACCCGCGAGGTGATGACCTCCCCCGAGTACCAGGGCCTGTCGGATGAGGCCTCCCGCCGCCGCGGTGACCCGGCGTGGCGCCTGACCCACGACCAGAACGAGAAGACCAACTTCGAGAACACCCGGCGCGGGTTCCGGCAGTGCCGGAGCATCCGGTCGAAGATCACGGGCAAGCGCGCCGACGACATCAACATGGACGACCTCCTCGACGTGAAGGAGGTGATCATGGGGTCGTCGGAGACCATCGCCCGGCGCTGCGCCGAGGTCGGGCGCATCGTGGACCAGGTGCTCCCCACCCGCGTCAACGACCTGGCGACCGCCCGGTGGACGCTCATCATGCAGCGGTTGCACGTCAACGACCCCGCGGGCCGCGCGCTCGCCGAGGGCGGCTGGCGCGTCGTCTGCCTGCCGATGGCCTACGACCCGGAGCACGAGCAAGCCTATGAGCACGACCCCCGCACCGAGCCCGGGGAACTGCTGTTCCCGGTGAAGTTCCCGGCCAAGGAGGTCGCGATCCTGCGCAAGAAACTGGGGCTGGCGCAGTCGGCCGCGCAGCTCGACCAGACGCCGGGGCAGACGAGCGGGGGCCGCATCCGGCGCGAGTGGTTCCGCGAGCGGTACACCTGCCGCCCCGAGGACATCGCGGCGACGGCAGACGAGGTCTGGGTGTCGGCGGACGCAGCCAAGAAGGGTCGCGAGACGAACGACTTCCACGCCATCCACGTCTGGGCCCGCAAGGGCGCCAAGCGGTACGTCCTGGGCCGCGCGACCGAGCGCATGGGCTACCCCGAGTTCGAGCAGTGCATGGACGGCCTCATCGAGCGGTGGAAGCCGTTCATCACCCGCGGCGGCGGGGTCTACATCGAGGACACCGCGAACGGCTCGACCTACCTGCAGGTGCGCCGGCCGCGGTTCCCGTTCCTGGTCGACTTCTCGCCGACGCGCGACACGCCGGGCAAGGACAAGTCCAAGGGGGCTCGCGCCGTGTACCTCGAGCGGGCCGCCGAGTCCCAGGCCATCGTGCTGCCCGATCCGAGCATCGCCCCGTGGGTCGAGGAGTTGCTGGCGTGCTGGTGCGCCTTCCCCGAGGGGGCGCACGACGACGACGTGGACGCGGCGTCGCAGATCGTGATGCGGTGGGCCGTCGCGGACGGCGCCGCCGGGGGTTCCGGCCTCGACTTCTTCGGCTCGCTGTTCTGAGCCCCCCATGCGCCGCCCCGGCCCGGCGGCTATGATCGCGTCACCGCGCACCCCGAGGACCCATGCCCAGCCCGATGAACCTCCGCTCCCGGCTGGCGACGGCGCTGGCGCTCCGCGTGGACTCTTCCCAGCCCGCGCCCGGCCCGACGGCCCCCGCTGCCCCCATGGCGCGGGAGGACGCGACGCCCAACGCGCTGGGCGCGTCCCGCTCGGGCGCTGCGTTCAGCAACCCGCTCAGCGGCATGGGCCTGCCCTCCGACAGCGGGTCCACGGCGCGGCCGAACGTGGAGCGGTCGTACCTCGCTGACGAGGAACTGCTGGCGCTGCTCCGGGGCACCATCTACCGCCGCATCGTGGAGATCTACCCCCGGGAGGCGACCCGCGCGGGCTGGTCCGTCCTGGATGACAGCGACGACCCCCGCCCGCTGCACGGCATCCAGCGGGACCTCAACGTCGCCGGAGCCTTCCGGGCCGCGGACACCTGGGCGCGCACCTTCGGCGAGTCGCGGATCTGGATGGTCACCGACGACCCGGGCGAGTTCGACGAGCCGCTGGACCCGGCCGCGGTCACCGCGCTGCACGCGCTCCAGGTCTTCGACAAGCGGGAGCTGAGCCCGGCCAGCTACACGACGGACCTCGAGAGCCCCAACTACGGGCGCCCCGAGACGTTCTGGATCACCCCGCGGCGCGTCGGTGTGGCGATGGCGGGCGGCAAGCCGGTCCACTACACGCGGCTGCTCCGGTTCTACGGCGAGTCGCTGCCGCCGTCGTCGTCGGGCCTCGCCGGGCAGACGTGGGGCGACGCCGACGCGATCGGTCAGGCCTTGTGGGACGCCATCCGATACATGGGCAACATCAGCGGGGGCGGCGCCAAACTCGCCCAGGAGTTGACCATGGCGGTCTTCCACTTCGGGAACGCCGCCGGGGCCTCCGCGGGGTCCGACCGCTCCGCGTGGTTGAGCAAACTGTCGACCATCAACCAGATGAAATCGGCGTGGCAGGCGGTGTTCCTCGGCGGCCAGGACCGGTTCGAGCGCATGGGCGCGAACGCCTCCGGGTTCAAAGACCTCTCCGAGCACGCCAAGGCCGAGCTGGCGATGCTCACGGAGATCCCGGTGGAGTTGCTGTACGGGCAGGCCCCGGGCGGCATGTCGACGGACGGCGGGAGCTGGCAGGCGAACTGGTACGCCCGCGTGGGCGCCTACCAGGAGGAGCACATCAAGCCGGCGCTGGAGCAGCTGGTGCCCGTGCTGTACGCCGCGGCGGGAGCGCAGGTCCCCGAGGGCTGGTCGGTCGAGTTCGCCCCGCTGGCGAAGCCGTCGCCGCTGGAGCTCGCCGAACTGCGCCTCAAGCACACGCAGGCGGACCAGATCGCGATGCTCGACGGCGTGCTGACCCCTGAGCGGGTGGCGCGCAGCCGGTACAGCGGCGGCACGTTCGCGCTCGAGATCCAGCCGCTCACCCCCGAGGAGCAGGCCGAGCAGGACCGAGAGCGCGCCGAGGAGACCGACCCGGACCTGCTCGCGCAGGCTGAGGCCGCGCTGCTCGCTGCCCAGGGCGAGGAATCCCCCGGGGCGGCCGGAACTGTGGAGGGCGACGATGGACCGGGCTGATCGCGACGCGATGGCCGCCGCCGGCCTGCCCCTCGGCGACGTCGAGCCTGTGGCGTCCGCAGACGACTCCCGCGTGCTCACCCGGCTACGGGGTGTCCTGCGTGGCCTGTCCGCGCTCGAGGACGAATGGCGGGCCGCCCCGGCCCCGCTCCGCGCCCGGCTGGAGCGCGTCGTCCACCTGAAGCCCGACGGCACCGTCGCCGTCTACCGCCTGGAGCGAGACCCATGACCCGCCGTCGCACCCTCTCCGCGTCCTTCGTCCTCGGCTGCCTGCTGTGCGTGCTCATCCCGCGCCAGTGTCGGACCGCCAAGACCGCCGACCCGCTGGAGCCCACGCGGCTCCCGGTGGCCACCATCGTCGTCCGCCCGATGCCGAGCCGGGGTCGCTGATGGCCCGCCGCGCCGTCGCCGGGCAGGTCCGCCAGCCCAAGACGCTGGAGAAGCGATACCGCCGGGCCCTGCTCCGCCGTGCGCGCCTCGCCCGGGACCTGGTGCGCGCGCGCATGGCCCCCGTGCTCCGGAAGGCCCGCGCCACCGAGCGGACCGACGCGCTCGACGAGTTCGTCGGCGAGCTGTCGCTGGACATCGGGTCGATCGCTGCCGCCATCGACGCCGTCGCGCCCATCGACGAGGGGGAACTTCTCGAACTCGCCATGGCGGTCGAGCAGTTCACCACCCGCCAGGTCCAGCGGTCGCTCGCGCAGGTCGTGCCGACCATCCAGGTGTTCACGGAGGAGACGGCGCTGATCTATGAGGCGTTCATCGCGGAGAACGTCGCGCTCATCAAGTCCCTTGACGCGCGCTACTTCGAGGACTTGGAGGCGCTGGTCCAGAAGGCGTTCCGCGAGGGCACGACCACCGACCAGTTCGCCAAGGAGCTCACCCGCCGCTTCGAGGTCTCCGAGAGCCGGGCGCGTCTCATCGGGCGGGACCAGATCGCCAAGCTCAACGGGCAGGTGACCCAGCACCGGCAGACGCAGCTTGGGATCGACGAGTACCAGTGGCAGACCGCGGGCGACGAGCGGGTCACGGGCGCGCCGGGCGGGCTGTACCCGGACGCGCGACCGAGCCACTACGCGCTGGACGGCAAGTTCTACCGGTGGTCGGAGCCGCCCGTCGCCGGCCGCAGCGGCGAGCCCGCCCACCCGGGTGAGGCCATCAACTGCCGATGCGTGGCCCGTGCCGTCGTGAGCCCCAAGCAGCGCGAGCGGCTGGCCCGCGAGCAGGCGGCGCGCGAGGCAAATGAGGCAGCGATCGGCGCGTCCCAGATCGGAACGTAGTTGGCCGGGTTGACACACCCGCCCCCGGCACGGTATCCCCAGAGGGTAGCCCCCTCCTCTCGGATGGCAGATGGACCCGGCCGCCACGCCCGCGAACCCCAAGACCCCCGCGGGTCTCGTCGAGGTTCGGCGGTACGACTTCGCCGGGGCCATCCTCGCCGCGCCCCACCCGCGCGCTGACGGCTCGCTGCTCTGCGAGGCCATCGTCTGCCGGGAGGGCATCCTCGAGTACCGGCAGGCCGACGGCAGCATCCGGCGCGAGCTCGTGACCCGGGAGGCGGTCGACAGCACCGCCAAGTCGATCGGCCGCGCCGCGGTGACCGACGAGCACCCGCCCGAGTTCGTGACCCCCGACAATGTCGGCGAGTACGGCGTGGGCGACGTGGACGGCGAGGTCTACGTCGAGGAGGACACGCAGGGCGGCTACTGCAAGGTCCGCACCGCGGTCCGCCGCCGGGACGCGATCGACGGGCTCCGTTCCAAGCGGCTGCGGGACGTGTCCCCGGGCTACACCGTCCGGCTCGACATGACCCCGGGCGAGCACCCGAAGTGGGGCGCCTACGACGCCCGCCAGATGGAGCGCACGGTCAACCACCTCGCGCTGACGGCGCGCGGGCGAGGCACCGACGTGCCGATCCGCGCCGACTCGCTGGACGCTGTCCAGGTCCCCGCCCCCTCCCGGGGCACCACCACCGACCCTGGAGCAGGGATGAACCCGAAGCTCGCGACGCTCGCCGGCCGACTCGGCCTCGACGTCCGTACCGACATGGCCGACGGAGACGTGATCGACATGATCGCCTCCGCCGTGATGGCCAAGATCAAGGAGGGCGACGACGCCGTCGCCGCCAACGAGGACATGGTCGCCAAGGCGGACATGGACAAGATGATGGCGGAGCGCGACGCGGCCATCGCCGAGCGCGACGAGCTCAAGGGCAAGGCCGACGAGGCCGCTGCCGCCGAGCAGGTCAAGCAGGACGCCGCCGACAAGGCCGACCTGACCGCGACCGCCGAGAAGCTGGGCATCAAGCTCGACGCCGCGGCCGACCTCCCGGCCATCCGTCGGGCCCTCGCCGCCACGGTCGTCCCCGAGCTGCGCGCCGACGCCTCCGACGACTACGTCGCTGGCCTCGTCGCCGCTGCCAAGGTCAAGGCCGCCAAGGTCACCCCGGCCGGGCGTCACGACGCCTGGGGCAAGACGCCCGCCGCCACCCCGAAGCGCGATGACGCCGCCGACGTGCCCTACGTTGACGGCTGGTCGCACCTCGACTCCGCCAACACCACGAACAACGGAGGCCGCCTGTGAGCGCCGCCAACTTCCACGTCCGCGCGGGCGACGTCCAGTCGCAGCACGCCCAGGGCTTCATCGGCCAGATCATCGGCTCCTTTGAGTCGCTGCTCCTGACGAATAAGAACCCGCAGGCCAAGCAGGTCTCAACCATCACGGTCGGCGGCGCCACGAACGACACCGACTACTCGGTGACGATCGGCGGCAGCGCCTCCGAGTTCACGTCGGACGCCTCGGCCACCGTCGCGGAGATCCACGCCGGTCTCGTCGCTGCCATCAACGCCAACCCGGTCGCCCGCGGCCAGATGGTCGCCAGCGGCGCCAGCCCGAGCATCGTGCTCACCGCGGTCTACCCCGGCCAGGCCATCACGGTCACCGTCGCCGACGCCGGCTCGGGCGACCTCGGCAGCGTCGCCGCCACCACCGCCGCGGCCACCGCGTCCTCGGTCGGCTTCGGCAAGGCCATGGTCAACAACGGCTACACCGCGGACCGCCCCGACATGATCGGGCACGTCGCCTCCACCGCCGACTTCTCGGCGCAGGTCGAGACGTTCACCTACGGCTCGGTCGGTTCTGGAGACGAGGTCACCCTCGAGGTCCTGTTCGAGGGGCGCCGGTACGCCGAGACGGTGACCTACGCCACCTCGCAGACCGCGACGCTCGCCGCGCTCGTCACCGCGATGGACGTGATCCTCGACGCCGCCTTCGGTGCTGGGCTCTCCATCCTGCTGGCCTCCGACGCGACGACCATCACGCTCACCTCCGACGTGGCCGGCTCCGAGTTCGACGCCACCTCCATGGTGGACGGCGCGGGCACGGTCGTGAAGGCCTACACCACGGGCCCCAGCGTCGCCACGAGCTTCCAGCGTCTGTTCGCTGGCTTCGCGAAGCGCCGCATGGACATCGAGGACGCCACCCTCGCGGGTGACGACCCGGCCTACCCCGCCAACATCGGCGTGGAGACGGTCACCCGTGGCCTCGGCTACGTCGAGAACTCGCAGGGCGTCAGCTTCGGCGACGCCGTCTACGTCGACCTCGGGGCCGCCAGCGGCACCAAGGGCGATTTCTTCAACTCGGCCGCCACCGGTCGCGTCTACCTCCCCCGGGAGAAGGCGCTCTGGGAACGTGACGAGTACAGCACCAGCAGCAACGACGTCGCGGTCCTCCGCGTCGAGTCTGGGAGGATCGGCTGATGTCCGCCACCGTCTTCAACCTCGGCCTCAACGGCCGCCTCTCCCCCATGTCCGCCGGCTCCGCGCTGGTGGGCATGATCGCGCGCGCGCGCTCCACCGCGCCGGTCCGCATGGACTCGGCCGGGATGCCGCACTCCGATCTCCAGGGGCAGTTCCTCACCCAGACGGTCGCGGGCTTCAAGGCCCACCTCCGCAGCGTGGACCCCAACCGGGCCGATGCCTTCTCCGCCGGTCTCGGCGGTGTCGGTGCGCAGGACCTCACCCAGACGCTTCGCCGCGTGCTCACCGAGCCGCTGGCGCAGCCCACGGGCCTGACCCTGTTCAGCCGCAACACCGAGGTCCAGCCCGGCGCCATCCAGTACAAGTCCCGGCGCACCTACGCCGCGGGCGAGGCTGCTCTGGTCCGCTCGGGCTCGGCCGGCAACATCCCCAAGGTGGAGCTGGGTCAGACCGAAATGGTCCGCCCCGTGCGCTACCTCGCGATCGGCATCGACACGGACCTGTTCCAGCAGATGGCCGACAACTTCATGGGCATCAACTCGACCGCCCAGAAGATCAAGGCCGGGCGGAGCATCATCGACCGCACCATCAACCGCTTCCTCTGGAGCGGCAACCAGGACGCGGACCTCTGGGGCATCCTCGACTACCCGTACCTGGACAAGCAGGTCCCGGGCGTCGCGATCTCGTCCTCGAGCACCGCGGCCCAGATCATCGCGGCCGTCACGGACATCGCCTACCACGCCTTCAACCAGTCGGACGCCGTCTTCGAGAGCAACGCCATCGCGCTGTCTCCGCGGATCATGTCCTACCTGGCGAAGACCCCGCGGTCGACGACCACCGACACCTCCATCCTCTCGTGGCTCAAGGACAACTTGACCCACATCAAGAAGTGGACGGTGGCGCCCGAGCTCAAGGACGCCAACGGCACCGGCGTGGACGGCATCCTTGCCTACCGCGACGACTCCGAAGGCGTTGAGTGGATGTCGGTCATGGCGCCGACGCTGCTCCCGCCCGTCCGCGAGGGCCTCGGTGAGGTGTCCTACCTCGTCGCCGGCTTCGGTGGCGTGCAGATGCCCAACGTCGGCAACAACGTGCTGTCCTTCCACTCCATCAGCTGAGAGGCTCCCTCATGCCTGCACCCGCCAAGCAGTTCCGCCTGATCAACCTGGGGACCGACCGCAAGGTCTTCGGCCCCTGGTACGACAAGGGAGGGCAGGAGGAGCACTCCGCCCTGCACCTCGCCTCCACGGACCCGGTCGACCCGGGCCGGGAGGCGGGGTCCTCCCTCGTCATCGACGCCGCGACCAAGGCCCGTCTGGAGGCGCTCCCCGCCTTCAAGGCGATGACCGAGCGCCGCCGCGTCGAGATCCGGTCTGTCTGACCCATGAGTGCCGCCCTCACGGTCTTCCGTCTCTACGCGCCCGAGTTCGCCACCACGGCGGACGCGGACGTGGAGACGATGATCGTGCAGGTGGCCACCCGCATCGACACGCCGTCCTTCACGGGCGTCGTAGACGCTGCCAAGGCCCGGCTCGCGGCGCATGAGTTCACGCTCATCGCCCGGGCCGCGGCCTCGTCCGGGGGCGCTGCCGGCGTCGGCCCCGTGGCGTCCCTCCGCGCCGGCGACCTGGCTGTCGCCTACGGTGCGCTCGCTGGTGCTGTCGCCTCCGCGGGCGACGACTACTACCGCAGCACCCACCACGGTCTCGCCTACCTCCAGCTCCGCAGCACGCGGGCCGCGGTCGGGTTCGGCGTCATCACCTGAGCGGGGCCGCCCATGAGCAGGGGCAAGATCACACTCGTCCGACCGCCCGACGCCGAGGGCGTGTCTGAGGCGGTCGTCGTCGTGATCGACCGCGGGCTGGACGCGCTCAAGGCCGAGGTGATGGGCTGGGCCCAGATGGGCGTCGTGGTCGGCATCCGGCAGGACAAGGGCAGCGTGCGCGACGAGGACGGCGGCATCACGGTGGCGGGCTACGCCGCCGTCAATGAGTTCGGCAGCAGCGACGGCCGAGTGCCGGAGCGGTCGTTCATCCGGTCGACCCTCGACACGAACCGCGACGACTACGTCGAGCGCCTCGACGAGGTGCTGAACGACGCGATCGACGCCACGCTGGCCGCCCAGGTGGCAGGCCCGGGAACGCTCGCGCTCGAGCATGGTCTGGGGCTGCTCGGCATGGAGGCGGCCGGCGACGTGCAGGCCACGATCCGCGACCTCCGCGACCCGCCCAACTCGCCCCGCACGCTGCACCCATCGGTCGGCGGCACGAACCCCAACGGCAAGAAGTCCACGAACCCGCTGATCGACACGGGCCGGATGCGCGCGTCCATCGACTCCGAGGTCCGCCGCGGGACCGGGGGGCGGTCGTGAGCTACATCCTGAGCACCGAGCCTGTGACCCTGCGCCGCCGCACGACGGCGACGACCTACGGCGCCGACGGGCGGGCCGACACGCCCACGACGGTGGACTCGACCATCCAGGCATCCGTGCAGCCGCTCGGGGAGCAGGCGCTCCAGAACCTCAGCCTGGGCGAGCGGCAGCGGTCGCCGCGCCGCATCTACACCACGACGGCGCTCCAGACCGCGGACCCCGACACCGACCTCGCCCCCGACGAGATCATCATCGACGGCGAGACGTACCAACTCCAGAGCATCACGAGGCACCGGACCATCCTCCCCCACTACCGCGGGCTGCTGCTCCGCGTGCAGGAGGCGTAGGTGGCTGCCTCCGAGACCGTGCTCCAGGCCGTGCGCGACTGGCTCCAGGCCAACGCCGACAGCGGCGGGGCCCTCACCGACGCGCAGGTCATCGTGGCCGAGCCCGACGCCCCGCGCCCCGCCAAGCCCTACCTCACGGTCAAGGTGACGACGCCCGGGGCGGTGGTCGGGGTGGACGAGACCATCAGCGACCTCGACGGCAGCAGCGACCCCCGCCGGCGCGCCAACGGCATCCGGCGGGCGACCGTCTCCGTGCAGGGCTTCGGCGCCGGCACAGAGGCGTGGCTCGAGCGCGCTCTGCTGCGGCTGGCCTTCGCCAGCGTCACCGAGGCCTTCGACACGGCCGGCGTGAACGCGCCGACCACGACGGGGGGCGTCCGCGACATCAGCGAACTCCTCGGCACCGCGTGGGAACCTCGGTACGCGCTCGACATCGACGTGGGCTATGGTCTGCGCACCGCATCGGACGACGCCGAGTCCCCGATCGCCCTCTCCACGGTCGACAGCGACACCACGCTGGCGGGCACCACGCCCACCGACCTCACCATCGACCAGACGATCACCCTGTAGGAGCCCTCCATGCCTTCGTTCGGCCCCGGCTCGCTGTTCCCCGAGCTCGCCACCGTCACGATCAACTTCGCCGCGGCCTCGGTCGGGCGCGCCTCGTTCGGCACCTGCATGGTCGTCGTCAAGGACTACCCGGCGAGCACGCGCACGGCGACGTACCTCAACGCCCAGGAGGTCGAGGCGGCCCTGGCGGCGTCCGAGATCACGTCGGCGCTCTCCACCAAGCTCAAGGCGATGTTTGCGCAGACCCCCAGCCCGGACAAGGTCAAGGTCGGCAAGATCGACGACGCGGGCGGCGAGTCCGTCGCGCAGGGCATCCAGGCGATCATCGCCGACGACGCCGACTTCTACGGGCTGGTCATGAACAGCCGCACCGACGCGGACATCATCGCGGCGATCGCCGAGGTGACCACGCAGGAGGCCGGCGGGAACTTCTACCTGTGCATCGGCCAGAGCAGCTCCGCCGACTGGCTCACGAGCGGAAAGCCCACGGGCTACCTCTCGCAGGAGCGCGGCATCGTGCTCTACCACTCGTCGGACACCGAGCCGGGCGCCGAGTGCTGGGCGGCCAAGGTGCTGGCCTTCGACGCCGACGAGACCTCGGCCCCGTGGGTCTACCAGTCGCTCTCCAGCGTGGCCGCCTACGCCACCGCGCTCACGGCTGCGCAGGCCGCGTTCCTGGATGCCAACTTCGGCAACCGGATCGGCAACTTCGGCACGAACTACGCCGCCGTCACGTTCAAGGGGCTCAACCTGAACGGGCGCCCCATCGACCACGTCCTGACCGCGGACCTCATCCGGTTCCGCTCCTCCGAGCGGGTGGCCGACATGGTCGTCTCGCTCTCCGCCAAGGGCCTCAAGCTCACGGTGGACACCGAGGGCCAGGGCGCCATCGAGGGCGAACTCCAGGCGCTCGGCGAGGTGCTCATCGGCGCAGGCCACATCGACGCCGGCCAGTGGGAGATCGGCGCGCAGGCCATCACGGCCGCCGACCGCACCGCCCAGCGCCTCCGGTTCGTGAACGGCGCGACCGTCGAGAACCCGCTGATCACGGCCGCGATGACCTTCAACCTCTCGACCTCGCCCATCACCGGCGCAGCGTAGGAGCCCCCCATGAGCCAGTCCCTCGGCATCCACGACCTCGCGTCCATCGTCTGCACCCTCGGCGGTGTCCGCATCAAGGGCACCACCGACGACGGCATCGAGATCGGGCCCGTCACGGCGGAGACCATCGCCAACGGCATCAGCGCGGACGGCGCGCACCCGTTCGTGGAGATCACGAACGACAACCGCTTCGTGATGACGTTCTCGGTCTACCAGACCTCGGCGGCCTACGCGCGTCTCGCGCAGCTCCAGGCCGAGCAGGCGGCGGACGTCTTCAACAACGTCACCGACCCGTTCGCCCGGCGCGCGTACTTCAACAACCCGCGGACGGGCGACAAGTGCGTGAGCAACCGCCTCGTCTTCACGAACCGCCCGCCGCTGATGGGCAAGAAGGCCAACCAGCCTGTGCAGTTCCTGGTCTTCTTGCCGAACCCGACCATCACCCGGGGCGCGTCCATCCTGGGCTGACCCCACCCCTGCCGGGGGCCTTTCCCCGGCGCTGACCCTTCAACGGAGCACCCGCCATGTCCTCCCTATTCGCAGACAGCGACGGCGCCTACGCCTTCGAGATCGACGGCCACCGCTACACCGGCCACCTCCTCGAGGCGGACCAAGGCTTCGCGCTCGCCATTCGCCTCTCCTCCGCGCTCGTCGATCCGATCTGCGCCATCGTCGGCCCCCCGCTGCTCAAGGCGCTGGGCTCCCCGGAGCTCATCGCGTCGTTCCAGGCCGCCGCCGCGGGCGGGGACGAGGACTTCGTCGGGGCCTTCCTCGGGGCGGACGCTGGCGCGCTCGCTCAGGCTGCCGAGGCCATCGACCCGGGGCAGGTCGCCGGGGGCATCCGGCAGGTCCTGGAGGCCCTGGACCTCCCGACGGTGCGGGCCATCCTCGGCGAGACCTACCGCGACGGCCAGCCCCTCTCGGAGCTGCGCAGCTTCAACGCGGCCTTCCGCGGCAACTACTCCGAGGCCTTCCGCGCCGCGGCCAAGGTGGCCCGGGGAAACGGCTTCCTGCCGGATCTCGCTACCATCGTCAGCTCCATCACCGCCGCGACGGGGAAGGGGAAGGCGGGGGCGGGCTCCGGGAGCGGCGTATCCGCCGCATCCTCGACCTCTCGGCGCGCTCCGGCGTGAACTGGTGGACTATGCGTCTCGCGACCGTCCAGGGGCCTCACGGGGCCCGCGTTGACCCCGCCCTGCTGACCGCGGCTCGGCGGATGCCGTTCGCGTGGGCGCTGGAGGCGCACATCGCACAGGACGCGCTCGACGAGGTCGCCGACATCCACCGCGAGGGGGCGTCGTGATCATCAAGGAGCTGCTCGCCCGGCTGGGCTTCGAGGTCGACGACCAGGGGTTGAAGGAGTTCAACCAGATCCTCGGCGAGGCCGCCAAGGGCATGGCCGCCGTCGTGGGCGCTGGCGTCGCCGCGGCCGGCGCGCTCGGCGCTGTGGCTGTGGCCACCGCCAACGCGGGCGACCAGGCCGCCAAGGGTGCGCAGCGCACCGGCACGACGGTCGAGGAGTACCAGCGCCTGTCGTTCGCCGCCGAGAAGGCGGGCGTGAGCCAGCAGCAGCTCGAGGCCTCGCTCAAACTGGCGAACACCGCCATGCAGAAGGCCGCCCAGAACGGCGACGACTACATCACGACCACCAACGGCGTGCAGATCGCGATCAAGAACGCCGACGGGTCGCTGAAGAACCAGACCGAGCTCATGGAGGAGACCGCCGAAGCGGTGCAGAACGCCGAGAGCGCCACCGAGAAGCTCGCGATCGCCACGTCCATCTACGGGCAGGAGGTCGGCGCCCGGATGGTCCCGCTGCTCGACCTGGGCGCGGAGGGCATGGCCCGGCTCGGCGACGAGGCCGAGGCGCTGGGCATCGTGATGTCGGAGGAGTCCGCCAAGCAGGCGGAGACGTTCCTCGACTCGCTCACCGACCTCAAGGCCATCGCGACGGGCCTGCGCAACATCATCGGCGAGGCGCTGATCCCCGTGCTGCTCGACGTGGCATCGACGATCCGCGACTGGTTCCTCGCCAACTCCGACCTCATCAGGCAGGGCCTGGAACGCTGGGCGCGCGTCGTCGCCGAAGCGGTCGACGCCCTCGCCAACGGTGTGGTCGCTCTCATCGGGCTTTTCGATGAGTTCCGCGTCGTGGGCGCGGCCACCTTTGCGGCTCTCCTGGCGGGTGCGGTCGTGCTGGTGGGCGTGCTCACGGCGTCTGGCATCATCCCTCTGTGGGCGGCGTTCGCCATCGTCATCGCGCAGGTCGTGGCGATCTGGACGGCGCTGGGCCTCATCGTCGAGGACGTGGTCGTCTACTTCCAGGGCGGCACGTCGGCCATCGGGGCGTTCTTCGACAAGTTCCGCGAGTCCGACGGCATCCTGGGCAGCGTGGCCCGCGCCTTCGAGGCCCTGTTCGCGGTCGGCGGCGAGGTGCTCACCATGCTGGGCATCATCGGCGAGGCCTTCGGGGCGACCGGGGCGGACGGCTCTGGCGCGCTGGATCTGCTCGCGAACGTCGCGATCTTCCTCGTCGAGACCGCGCTCAAGCCGCTGGCGTTCGCGCTCGACGTCATCGCGCTCGGTCTGCAGGGCATGGCCGCGGTGATGAACGCGCTCGAGCCCATCGCCCGGCGGGTGTGGGCGGCCATCGCGCCGATCGTCGCGGGCGCCGGCGCGCTGGCGGGCACGGTCGCGGGCTTCATCCCCGGCGCGGGCCCGGCCCCAGCGGCGGCGGCCCTCGCCCCGGCGGGCGCAGCAGCCCCGGCCGGCGGTGGCGGGGCAGGGGGCGGGACGTCCAACGTCACGAACAACTACCACGGGGCCACGCGCGAGGACATCGACGACGCGGTCTCCGGCAACGGCACGCAGCGCAACCGGGCGGCGATGTCCGAGTTCGCCAACGCGGAGGTCTGACCGATGGGTGCTCCCCTCCGAATCGTGCGCGCGGACGGCGCCGTCTGGACCTTCGACGGCTTCCTCCGACCGCAGTACCAGCCCCGAGCCCGCTCCACCGACCACCCGGTCGAGGGCGGCGGCATGGTCACCGACAACATCGTCGTGCAGGCCCAGCGCGTGACGGTCGAAGGGGTCGTGACGGAGACGCCGTTCGAGGCCTACGGCCAGCCCACCGGGGTCGCGCGCCTCGACGCCGCGCGGGCGTTCCTCCACGGCGCCCAGGGCAACCTCGTGGACGTCCAGCTCCCGCTCGGCACGCTCTCGAGCTACTCGCTCAACGGCTGGACGCACGAGCAGAACGGCCGCCGGTCGCTGCGGTTCCGGCTGGACCTGCGGGAGATCCAGGTCGTGCAGGCGGCGACGGTCGAGATCCCCGCCGACGCCCCGCGCCCGGACGTGGCCGCGGACGTGGCCGACGAGGTCGACGTGGGCGGCCAGCCCACCGAGGACGTGGATACCGAGGTCGAGGCCGACCAGGCGGAAGAGAACACCTCGACGCTCGCCGCCGTCTTCGGCGCCACGGAGTAGCCATGCCCGTCGAGATCCAGACCTACCCCGACGAGCCGAGCAGCGTGCAGACGGTCACCCTCGGGGGCACGCAGTACCGGCTCACGCTCACCTGGCGCGAGCGGACGCAGTCCTGGTACATGGACCTGCACACGGTCGACGACGTGGCCATCGCGCTCGGGCGCCGCCTCTCCCCCGGGCTCACGGTGCTGTACGCGCTCCAGCCGGCCGCGTGGGACGGCGGGGATATCCTCCCGTTCGGCCCCGACCCCTACGTCCAGAGCGACCTCGGCGGCGCGCTGCGCCTCTGGTTCTACACGGCCGCGGAGTTGGCGGCCATCACGACCCCGGCGGCGTCTGGGCTGCGCGTGACCCTGTGAGCAGGTTCCTCCGCGAGGTCTACCTGGACATCGGGTCGCCCGGCACGACGGGCAAGCGGTACCGCGGGCTGCGCATCCGGGCCACGGTCAAGATGAGCAGCACGAGCACGCCGAACGAGGCGCAGGTCGAGCTCTACAACCCGTCGCCCGACACCATCACGCTCGCCCAGCGCACCGGGATCCGGTTCCGCCTGTGGGCCGGCTACGGGTCGTCGGCTGCGCTCGTGTTCCAGGGCGACGCGGTGCCGGGGGGCATCAAGATCACGCCCCCGGGCCGGGACCCCACCCGCGTGCTCCGCGCCGAGCTCCAGGACGGCGGGCGGGCCTACCGCACGTCGCAGGTCGCGCTCAGCTTCGCCAAGGGCGTCGCCATGTCCACCGTCTACGGGCAGGTCGCCACGGCGATGGGCCTCGACGCGGGCCAGGTGCAGCTCGCCGACGCGCTCACCCTTCCCACGGGGCTCACGTTCGCCGGGCCCGCCCGGGAGCTGCTCGGGCGCCTGGCGGCCATCAGCGGGGCCGGGGCCTCCATCCGCGACGGGGCGCTCTACGTCGTGACCCAGGGCGGCGCCACGAAGGAGCGCGCGCCGCTGCTCACGCCGGCCACGGGCCTCATCGGCTCGCCCTCGCAGAAGGACGACGGCCGCGTCGAGGTCAAGGCCCTGCTGGACCCCGCGATCCGCCCGCTCCGCCCGTTCCGCGTCGAGTCGGCCCGGGTCACCGGGGAGTTCGTGGCCGAGGACGTGACCTACCGCATCGACAGCCGGGGGCAGGAGTTCTATGCGGTGGCGACGGGACGGCCGCGGTAGGGCGAGCAATCCCCCGCCCTACTCCGCCTGCACCTTCGCCGCCCCCGCCGCTGCCGGCCACGCCGTAAGCGCCGCCGAGAACGCGGCCGAGAACGCGGACCATTGCGCCACGTCCCCGATAGCCCCGGCTGCCGTCGACCCGGCGAGCACCGCGGCCTCCAGCGTCTCCAGGTCGGTCGTGACCTCGGGCTGCAACGCCACCGCCGAGGCCGCCGCCGCGCTGCCCAACTTGATCGACGAGGCGAACGCGACCAGCGCGGCCGGGTCGTGCATGTCTGCCGGCGCGGTCGCGGCGACGTGCAGAGCCCCGGGCAGGATGAAGGCGTCGGAGTAGTCGTGGCGCCGCGGGTCTGACGGCTCGGTGGCGTCGCCCCCGGTCTCCAGCCACTCGGCGATGCTCCGCTCCGCGACGAGCACGGCGACGGTGTCGCCTGCGGCGAGCGGCCAGGTGATGGCGATGCCCGCGCCCGCCCCGGGGAAGATCACCGGGCACCCGGTGAGCGGCGGCACCCGGAAGCACTCGTCCACGCCGCCCTCGCCCATCCGGCGGTTGCAGGGGATGAGGCGGACGGTGGCCCGCGGGGGGCTCGAGGTCGCGTCGTAGCTCACGACGGTGGCGACGGACATCGTGTGGATGCCGCCCGCGACGGCGCGCGCGAGCGCCCGGTAGACGTCGCCATCCCGCGGCTCGGTGGTCGGCAGGCTCCCGGCGCCCATCAGCAGGTCGCCCCGATGACCCAGGGCGCCGCGACGAACGACTCGGGCACGCCCCCGCCGCCGACGGAGACGACGAGCGGCACCACGCCGGCCTCGGTGAGGATGTCCCCGGTGATGGTCGACGAGGTCCCGCTCCGCGTCATGGCGAGCGTCTGGACCTGGAGCACGCCGGGCACGCCTTCGATCTCCTGCCGGATGCGCGCGAGCGCCACGTCCGTCGGGAACGGCTTGGTGCCGAGCCAGTCGAGCCAGGGGAGGCCGTCCGACTGCCGGAGCACCCAGTCGCCGAGCACCTGCTGGAGGCGTAGCCGGATGCGCTGCCCGACCAGTTGGTCGCCGGAGACGAGCGCCGTGCGGGGCCGCAGGTCGAGGTCATCGGTGAGCAGAGCGTCGGCGGTCATGGTCGCAGGGTATCACCCGCAGGACCCCGGCGTGCAACGGGCGCCCGCGCGCGCTACCATAGCGCCATGCCGACCACCGGGATCACCGACGCGGGCTACACCGCCCCGCGCGCCGCCGACTACCTCGCGGACATCCGCGCGGCCATCAACAACCGGCTGGTCGCGCTCGGGCTCACCCCGCTGGCGACGGCGGATTGGGATCGGGACGTGGTCTACGGGCTGCTCTCCGCGGTCCTCGCCACCGAGCTCGGTAGCCTCGCGCAGGCCACCCAGGGCCTCGTCGACGCCCGGTCCATCACGGCGGCCACGGGTTCGGCGCTGGACACCATCGGCGTGATCCGGGGCATCGCCCGCAACGGCGCGACCGCCTCGACGGCGACGGTGACCATCACGGGCACCGTGGGCCGCGTCTTCCCGGCCGGCGGCCTGTTCCAGGGCGGCGGCACCGACGACCTCGCGCAGTGGATCACGTCGGCGGACGCCACGGTCGGGGCGGGCGGCACGGTCGACGTGGCCGTCGTCTGCACCGTCGAGGGCGCCACCGCGGCGGCCATCGGCGAGATCGACACGGTCGTGACCGCGGTGGACGGCATCACGGCGGCCACGAACGCCGCCGCGGCGACGGTCGGCCGGGACGTGGAGACGGACGCCGACTACCGGGTCCGGCTCCAGACCACGCAGTCGGCGAGCGGGGCGGCCTCGGCCGGCTCCCTTCGGTCGGCGCTCCTCGCCCTCGACTACGTCACCGGCGCCGTCGTGGTCGAGAACGCCAGCGGCGCGAGCGTGACCGGCCGGGGTATCACCACCCCGGCCCACGCGATCACCGTGGTCATCGCCCCCAGCACCGTCACGACCGCGCAGCAGACCGCGATCGCGGAGGTCATCTACGGCAAGACCGCGGCCGGCATCCAGGCGAGCGGGGCCGACGTCTCCGCGACGGTGACCGGCGGCGACGGGCTGTCGAAGACCATCGCCTACGACCTCGCCGACGCCCTCGCGGTGACCGTGGCCTGCACCGTCACGCTGGACGCCGGCTATGTGCTCGGCGACGTGTCGGACCCCATCAACACCGCGGTCACGGCGCTGTTCGCCACGCTCAACGTCGGCGACAAGCTGGCGCTCCTCGACGTCTACGCCGCGATCGCCACGGTGGCCGGCGTCGAGGACGTCACCGCGCTCACGCTCAACGGCGGGGTCGTGACCATCGTGCCCGACCTCGACGAGGTCGCGACCCTGTCGGGGACCGTGTCGGTGTCGACGTGACCGCGCTGGGCTCGACCTGGCAGCACGAGACCGACCGCGGCTACGTCGCGCTCCGGCAGCTCCCCGGGCTCCTGCAGTCGCTCCCCGGCTGGCAGGCGATGGTCAAGGGCCTGGCGGTCGGCACGCAGGCGCTCGAGGACGACCTCTGGGCGCTGACCGACGAGACCATCGACACGGCCATGGGCGGGTTCCTCGACGAGTGGGGCGCGCTGGTGGGCGAGGCCCGCGGGGCGCTCAACGACAGCGACTACCGCCGCTTCATCAAGGCGCGGATCCTGGCGACCAACACGACCGGGGCGCGCGACGAACTGCTGGAGATCCTGCGGGTGGCGTCCAACGCCCTGCAGGTCATCCACCACGACCAGTACCCGGCGCACTTCACGCTGACCTATTTCCGTGCCTCGTGGCTCGCTACGCCGGTCACCGATCGCCTCGTCCGCCTGATGCTCGACGCCAAGCCGGCCGGGGTCGGGCTTACGCTGGTCGAGGCGTTGGAGATCCCGCTGGGCATGTCGGGCGCCTCGGCCATCACCGTCGGCCCGCTGTCGGGTCCAGGCACCGGCGGCGGCGTGCTGTCGCGCCTCATCTACCGGACCCCGTAGGAGTTCCCCATGGCATCCGCCAACGGCAACAAGGCCCTCCGCGCGGGCGCGGAACTCGGCGATCTGTCGCGCGTGCTCTACGCCGATTGGGTCACGTTCACCAAGCGGCACGACCTGCTGACGGGCGGGCAGCCGATCACGCTGACCACCGGCGTGGCAGTGAACGATCTGGTCTTCGACGTCGCGCTGCACGCGGTCCACCCGGAGACCAACGCGGTCGCCATGGTCCGCTGGATCCCCATCCCGGTCCCGTTCAACGCGACAGACGGCGCGGCTGGCTCGCACATCGAGCGGGTCACGGAGCTGCGGGTCGGCTACTACCGCGCGAACGGGTCGCAGGTCATCAGCGTGCGCCTCCGCAAATACGACAGCAGCGCGAACACCGTCTCCGACGTGCTCAGCTACAACACGGGCGCGGGCGACTTCGCCACGACCGGCTCGTGGGCCACCGAGACGGTGACGGGCACGCCCCTGGCGACGCTCGACCGGGACGACTGCTACTGGTGGGAGGTCAACGTCACGTCCGCGACCGCCAACACGAATGTCCGTATCCGCGAGTTCTCATACGACACGCAGAAGCGGGCGGTGGAGTAGACCATGGCGACCTACGATCCCTTCGACTACGCATCCAGCGCCACGGGCAGCGATGCCCCGGCGCGGCCCTCCGACTCGGAGATCGCGACCGGGCTCCAGGCCGGGCAGACGCTCACGTCGGCGCTCTGGAATTGGGCGCTGGCGTACCTCGGCCGGCTCTCCCGCGGGGCCCAGGCGTTCTCGACCCTGGAGGACGCGGTCGACGAGCTCGCGGCCGGCGAGTCGGGCATCGTCCACGAGGACGACGACGGCACGGCGCAGCCGGGCGGCATCAAGTCGCAGATCAAGCCCTTTGTGCTGTCCACCGAGCCCTCCCAGCACAACGTCGTGGCCATCGACACGGACGGCCGGAACGTCGCGTTTGCCACGGCGCGGCCCGGCTCCACGCCCAAGGTCTACCTGTACGCCCGGGGCGACCTGACGCTGGGCGGCACGGCGCTGCTCGCGCTCACGCCCTCGACCACCGATAGCGTCGGCGCGGTCCTGTACGACGGGACCTACCTCGTGGCCGCCTACGGCGCGGTCATCCGGTGCTACGACGCCTCGGACGGGTCCGTGCTCTGGACCTACACGCACGCGGGCCCGGTCTTCGACCTCGCGATGGACGGCACCCACGTCTACTTCGCCGGGCAGGACGCGAGCAGCATCGCGGCCGGCGCCATCGCGCTCACCGACTCGGGCACCGCGTCGGCGGTCTGGACCTACAACCACGGGGCCGACCTCAACGCCGTCTGCACGGACGGCTCCCGGGTGTTCGTCGGCGGGGCCATCGGCACGGGGAACGTCACGCTGCGGTCGCTCGCGGCGGCGACGGGCGCGACGACCGGCCCCGGCACCTGGGCGCTCGGCACCGCGGGCAACCCGGTGGCGCAGGGCCTCCGCACCGACGGCAAGATCCTCATCCAGGGCAACAGCATGGCCGACGGCGTCGCTACGCTCGAGGTGCGCGGCTGCGACCGGGGGCAGGTCATCGCCTCCCGCCAGCACCTCACGCTCGACGCGGCGTCCGCCATCGACCCGACCAGTGTGGCCCTCGACGATCAGTATGTGTATGTGAGCCAGAGCAACGCGAGTTCCAGCAACACGGGCGGCGTGAACGTCTACCGCCGGGACCTCACGCCCGCGCTCGCCGCGGCTGCCTTCGACGACGGCGCGGGCGGCACGGGCAACACCATCGGGGCGATCCAGGTGGTGAGCGACGGCCAGTCGATGTTTGCCGCGCACAACATCGGCAGCGCGACCTCGACCGACGGCAAGGTCATCCTGACCCGCTTCTACCGCCCGGGCGCTGGGCGCCGCTTCCTGCGGGTCGCGGCGACCGCCGACTACCTCCCCGCCCGTCAGCGCATCATCCCCGAGGGCTGGTAGCCCAGCCTCGTCCACGGAGACGCCATGTCCTCCCCCTCCGCGACCGCCAACGCCCTCGCCATCCTGTCCGCCGCTCGCCTGCCCCTCTGGCAGCAGCAGACGGCCGGCGCGACCGCGTCCGAGTACGACCGCCCGCCCACCGAGTCCTCGGGCACGCCCACCGCTGGCGTCTCGGCGTCGCTCATCGCGAGCGACAGCAAGGGCACGCTCAAGGCCCGGGTGGCCATCGACATGCGGCGCGAGGCCTACCGCCGTCGCATCGACATCACGGTGACCCCGGACGCGGCGACGACCTACACGCTGACGGTCAACGGCACGGGCATCACGGGCGCGACCGGCGCCGACGCCGACGCCATCCTCGTGGACCTGGCCGCCAACGTGACCGCGGACGCGACGGTCGGCGGGGCGGCCGGGGCGGCGCAGAAGGTCGAGGCGGTGCTCCTGGACTCCGCGGGCGCGGTCACCGTGGGCACCGCCGGGGGCGGCAACGCTGCGGCGACGTGCGTGATCTACGGCGTGGTCAACAGCGCGAACCTGCTCGGCGACTTCTACTTCGACATCGGGGAGGCCGGCGGCGCGGGCGAGGCGGTCGTCGTCGCGGACGCGGCGAGCGCCACCTATGTCGCCTGGCGGGCCACCCTCGCGGCCGTGGCCTCGGCGGGCACCGTCGTCACCCCGGGCGGTTGGCGTCGCTGGGGCGATGCGCTGGGCGCCGGGGTCGTCACCCTCCGGGGCTTCGACGCGCAATGGCCCGTGGCCGGCTGCTCGCGGCTCTACCTGGAGCTCCCCACCGTCGCGGGCCACGCCTCGGACGGCTCCGGCACCGGAAACGTCACGATCACCTACCGCATCGGTGGGATCTGGGTCGGCCCGGCCATCCTCGAGACCGAGCAGTCCTGACGCGCCCACATGGGCGGCAGTGTGCGACGAGAGACACAACGCGGTACGATGGCCGCACATGACCGGAGCGAGCGATGGCATACGCAGGCAACCCCGCCCTCAAGAGCACGACCGCCGACGGCGTCCGGACGTGGGAGATCGCCGAGTCGGAGATCGGCACGGCCGACCAGTGGGAGATCGCCGGTCTGCCCAGGGAGGTCACAATCTCGCTGTTCACCTCGCACCTCACGGTCGCCGGGTCGGCCTCGACCATCCAGCCGGCGCTCGGTTCGATGTCGGGCTGGACCATCGGCGCCAACGGAAGCGTGACCCAGGCGGCGGCGGCGGACGCGGACCACACCATCAACACCAAGGTACGCGCCTATCTTCCCGAGGGCGTGCTGTACGGCAAGTCCACGCCCGACACGGGCACCGGGGCCACGGGGCGTGTCGTGACCCGCATTTCCATCGAGCCCGGCCACGCCGAGTAGGGGGCCGCGTGAACGAGACTTGGACCACGTTCAGCAGATGGACGACTGACCCCGCGGCCGGCGCCGCGTCCCAGCCCACCCTCTCCGTCTCGGGCCGCGCCGACGGCGGGGGCTACACCGTGACGGCTGGCGCTCGGGCGTTGACCATCACGGCCCAGGCCGGCGCCACCCTGCTCACGACGGTCACCGACCAGGACGGCTCGTCGGTGTCGGTCACGGATTCGACCACTTCGACCCCGTCGTGGACGGCCCCCGCAGGTGGGACCACGGGCTCCGACGTATGCGTCATGGTCACGGCCACGCTGGCTGGGCTCACCGAGCAGGTCGGTTGGTCCGAGTTGGTGGACGGCTCTGGAGGCGGCTCCTACACCGTGACCCCGCCCGCAGACACGACCGACCCGCAGCCCGCCGGCTCGCCGGTCGGCGCCAAGACGTTCGGCGCGTTCGGGGGCGCGGACGCGGGCAGCATCGACGGCTACACGGCGAGGACGGTCAACGCAGTGGGCGCCACCTCGTGGTCCGGGTCGGGCCTCGGCGCGTACACCCCGAGCGGCGGCGCGGACGGAGACGCGGGCGTGCTCGCCCTCGACGCCACGATCGGCGGGGTCGTGGTCGCCACGGCGCTGCACGACTACTCGCGGGCGGCTGCGGCTGGCGGTGAGACGGTCATCTACTCGCTCGACCTCACTACCGGCGTCACTGACCACACCTTTACAAAGGGTGGTGGGGACGAGCAGGTCTACGAGGCTGACGGGACGACGCCCAAGTTTATTGGTGGCCTCGTCGAGCGGCTCGGCACGGCGACAGGTGGCGCTCGGGTGACCGCGGCGGCGGGCGGGCTGAACGTCGACTGTTCCGGCGCAACGCGCGCGCTGGACGCCTACATCAAGCTCACCGAGTCCGAGACCGGCGTGGACTGGTCGGATCGGTCGAAGACCTACGCCGTCGACTACCTGGTCATCGACGTCGATGTCTCGACGAACAACGATGCCATCACCGTGCAGGCCAGCACCGTGACGTCCATCGCCGGCACAGGCTTCGGTGTCCAGTTCCGCCGCGTTGGTGGCTCGAACTACTGGGACCGCGGCCGGCGCTACGTCGGCTCGGGTCAGGTCGGCGCCAATCAGAACAACCAGACCACCCTGGTGACAACCCGCTCCGTGCGGATCATCATCGAGGGGGGCACCAAGTCCACGGTCTACTGGACCGAGGGCACGGCGTTCCTCTCCGGTGTCCCGACGCCCTCCGCGACCGTGTGGAAGTCCGCGACTGGATGCGAGGCGATCGGTATGGAGGCGTCCCCCGAGGAGACCTTCGGGGACCCCTTCTACGTCAACTTCGAGGCGCTCTCCTTCGGTGCGGGCGTCACCCAGGGCACGCTCACCAAGATGCAGATTTCGGAGATCTGATGCACATCTACAAGCCAGAGCCGTACACCGGAGAGGGGCACGATGCCCGAGACGAGGCGCGCGTCGCCGTGTCCGTGGACCTCGGCCCAGGCGATGGGGCCGTGTCTCGCGCGCTCCCCGACGGCCGCGTGGTGACCGTCGTGGTGCAGTCAGCCGAGGACGCTCGGTCGCTGGCCGCAGCCAAGCGCGCCCGCGGCGAGTCCAGTCTTTACGCCGCCGACGCGAAGCCCCCCGCGGGTATGGTCGCCGATGCGCTGGTGGCCGCTGGCCTGGGGGGTTCCTGATGCGCCCCCTCCTCATCATCGCCTACGCCCAGCACGGCCAGCGGTCCCGCGGCGACTACGACCCGGGCGCGTGGGCCGACATCGACGGCGACGGGATGCGCGAGGCATGGGAGCAGGAGGCCAAACTGGCCGCCGCCTACGGTTCGCTCATCGCGGGCATGACCAACGCCCACGCGGCGCAGGGGCTTCCGGTGGAGGGCTGGTTCGTGGGCTGGGGCGACGAGATCGACGCCATGTCCTACGACCGGGGCCACGCCGCCATCAATGAGCGCGCGCGGGCCTGGCACGAGCAGAACCCGGGCGGGCTGTCGGTGGTCCTGGCCTGCCACTGCAATGCCGGCGGCGGGTCCTACGGGCTCGTCGCCTGGGATGCGCGGAGCGCGCTCGGTCGCGTCGCGGCCTCGACGGTGGCGGCAGCCTGGGAGGCAGGCATCCCGCTGCTCGGGCGTGTCAAGCGGACGGCGGGCAGCTCGGACGGGCAGCCCTTCCAGCGGCGGCTCCACTACTGCCTGCGCGGCGCGTGGTCAGGCCCTGGGCAGCATTGCGGCCTGACCCTGGAGCCCGGGTTCCTGGACACGGTGGCGCACCGCGGGCTGTGGACGACGGGCGGGCTCGAAGCCATCGCGCGCGCGACGGTGGCGGGTCTGGTGGCTTGGGCGGACGACGAATGATCGGCCGCCTCGCCAGCAGCCGGACCGCGCTCGTCGGCGCCGGTGTCGGCGGGGCCGGGCTCGGCATCGCGGGCGGTGCGCTGTTCGCCTGGTTCGCAGCCAAGGGCGTCGAACTCGTGCTGGCCATCTACCACCCCGAGGTCGTGTGGCTCCTCACGCCCGACGACCTCGACTTCCTCGGCCTCGTGGCGGGCTGCTCGTCGGTCGGAGGCACCATCGGGGGCGCCGGGGCCGCGGCTGCGGTCGGCGCGCGCCACGTCGGCGAGGGCTGGAAGCCGCCCACGTCCCCCGAATCCATCGCGCCGGGGCTGCCGGCATGACCTCGGAGCGCACTATGCCCATCGGCACCACCATCGCCCTGTCCGCCGCGGGCGGGATCCTCGCCGCCGTGCTGGCGGAGCGGTTCCTCATGCACCGCGACGACGACGACGCGACCAGCGCGGGGGTGGTCGCCGCGACCGCTGCCCCCATCGAGGCCGGCGGCAAGGCAGCGGCCGAGACGCTGGAGGCCGCGCAGAAGGTCGAGCAGACGAAGGCGGACGCCCAGCTCGCGCTCGCCACCATGCCCGCCTCCCGCGTGCTCTCCGAGGCGGTGGTCGACGAGAAGTGCGCGCCCCTCACCGGCGCGCTCGCCACCTACGCCATCGCCGTCTCCGGGTCGCAGGGCAAGGAGGGCAGCGCCAGCGTGAACGCCGAGGAAGCCCAGCAGGACGTGTCCAAGGTCCTGGCGGCGTTGGTCGAGGACCCGGCCCTCTGCGCGCAGGCCCCCGAGCCGGCCGAACCCGTGGCGGTCGAGCCCACCGAGTGAGCCGCCCCAGCCTCCGGCGCTACCTGCGGGGTCTGCCCAGCACCCTCCGAGCGGGCTGGCGCGCTGTGCGATACCCTGGCGCATGACGATCGACCCCCGAGCCATGGTCAAGCGCCACGCCGCGTGGCTCGTCCTCGGCGCCGTCGCCGTGCTCGCCATCGTGCTGGCCCTCTGCGGGGCTGTGGCGCACGCTCAGGGGCTCGAACATGTGCCCCCGCACGCGGTGGACGGGATCAGCGCGC